TTTGCACCTGTATCATTAGCTATCGTATAGTCTGTTACCTGTGACATAACTAAATTACTTTACTTTAATTTTAAGCACCTTTACCAAATCCTACCGCACTATAGTTAAAATTTCTACTAATACTTGCATTTGATGCGTTTTTGAAATGCACAGTAAAACCAGTTCCAGATACACTTGTAACTTCAAAATAATCTCCACTGGCCATATTCTGTGCAGTAATACCAATAGAAGGTAGACTACTGTTTACACCATTTAGTGCAGAAGTGCCTGTAAAGAAAGGTTTATCAAATGTAATAGCTTTTGCACCTGCACCACTACTTATTGCTGTTGCACTTTGTTCTGTTCTTCTCTGAAATGTAGCTGTATAACCTAATTGTGTAACTTTTATATCCTGTGCAGGGTCACTACTTGTTAATTTTGCTCTAAATTGTAATCCTCTTGCCTTATATGTACCATTAGCAAAAGTTTGAAATGCAGTATAGGTAGGTGAACCAGATGGATCTGTTTGTGTTGTTCTTACAAGTAATTCTGCATTAACTTTAGTAGCTTCTGTACCATCAAAATCTGTATAGTCATCAATTAAACCTCTTGCATCTAATAAATTACTTGGTAAAAAACCTTCTGTTAAAAAATGTCTTTGCAGGTCTACAGAAAATACACCACCTAAATCTAATGTAGTTGCGAAATCATATGTACCTAATGGTACTATTCCACCAAAATCATCTAATGAAACAACAGCATCAAAGTCTGTGATGTCATCAAAATTACCACCACCTACAAGATTAAGACTATTTGTAGTTGCATCAAATGCTACGTTAGTTTTTGTCCCTTGAAATTTAGGACTATCTGTATCTTCTCTTCTTGTCTGTGCTAATAAAGAGCCTTGTGTATCTGGTAAATCTAAAATTATAGAAGTAGAACTTGCACTTAAATTACCAGAATCATCAGCAAACCTAAGTAAATATTCACCTTCTAATCTAGGTACAATAGCTTCTGTTGTATTACCAGCTAATGCTTCTATAAGGTCTACTGAATTAGAAAAGGTAGCACTACCATCTGTTTTTGTAGAATGTCTGCAGTAGAGTCGACCTCCATGCAACACGTCAACATCTGTAGATAAATCCCACCTTAATCTAATTACCTTATCTGATAAAGGTTCTGCTGTTAGATTCTGTACATTTCCAGGTATAGCAGTTTTACCAACAGCATTAAATGTAATGTCAGTAGATGTTGCACTAATTTCTAAAGCTGCATTATATGCAAATACCTGTATCTCATATACACCTTTTTCAGTATTAAATATTTCATAATCAGGTCTGCTTACTGTCTGTGAAGTGTAGTTACCATTATTGAACCTGTAATTAACCTGATATTGTGTAACACCTGGTATTGGTTGCCAGCTAATAATTAACTTTGCTACTGCCTGATTGTTTATAACTACAATTTTTTCATCTACTAATAAGTTATTAGGTGGGTCTACTGGTTGATTTAGTATAGATACTGTTCTAGTAGGTAATGCAGTTCCATCTTCTATGAAGGCATATTTCTCAGGTACATAAGATAATGCACTAATGTTGTAGTTTACTGAATCCTGTTCTTCTACTGATATAACTCTAAATTTTTGTGCAACTACTGTTGTATCTTGTATTAACCAGATTGTATTAACATTAGGTGTTGTACTAAATGCACTATCTACAGTAACAACAGCAGCAGATATACCTGTAATATTTTTTGTTTCTACTGTGCCATCAGGCATTATTACGCTGATTGTCGGATTGTTTGTAGTTGGTAAATCAGTATTAGCAGTATCATCTACAGTTATTGTTGTTGTTGTAGCTGCATTTACCCTTCCACCTCTACGTACACCAGCCCTTACAGGATCATTTATTTCTATTACTGCACCAGGTCTTAGTATTACACCGCTATCAATAGAAGTTGTAAATGTGATAACTTCGCTTTCATTTTGTTCTGCAAATAAAATAGCCCTACCTAATCTTGCTGCCTGACCCCTTGACGTACACGCAAATGCAGATACTTGTTTTAAATTAACTCCTAATTTATTAACAGCAGTGGTATCTTCTACAACTTCAAAATCTATTTCCTGTGTATCCATGTTGAAGTAAGAAACACTTACTACACTATGTCTTTGTTTTAAATCGCTGCCTGTATAACTAAAACCCTCTTCTGATACATTTGAGAGGTTAAATAAATAACTAGCATCTGTTGGTTTATCCTGTGTAATTATCATTGACCCTGCTGACCATATCGGCATACAACGCATTACACCAGATAATTCATTTATAAGGTCAAATGCCTCTGCTGCACTTTGTATATTTACATTGCATGAAAATCTAGCCTCCTGACCACCTAAACCATTATCTACAAGTGTATTTGCAAATTTAGATGCAGTAACAAAAGAAAATAAATCTAATGAAGCATCTGTTATATGATTTCCTAACCCATACCTAGTATCTGTTAAAAGGTCTAGTAATACCATTGCAGGGCATGAACACCAAACAGCAGCACCCATAACACCATTAAAAATATAGCCAGTTGGGTATATTATTCTTCCTGTCTGTAAATCTACAGTTGGTGTTCCTGATCCATTAGCACCTGCACCAGGTATTCTTACTTTTATGCCACGTATTCTATATTTTCTTCTAGGAATCGAACTAAACTGTTGAGAATCTATACGTAAAGATAAATATGCACTATCTGGATATGTTTGCTTATCGTCTATTATTTCAGCGAAACTTGTCCATTGAAAAGCATTAATTAACGTTGAAGATGTACTGTCAGCAGTTACCCTATTTACTCTTATATCAACAGGAAAATTACCAGTTATATTAATTCTATAATCTTTCTGATATGGATCAGCAGTTCTACCTGTAATAGTATCTTCAATAACTGTAGTAAAACCACCGCTATTATATTGAACTGCTATAGATAGTTCTACAGAAGAACCTAATAAATCTCCTTGTTCTGTAGCCTCCTGTATCTGTGGAAATGTAATTGCAACTTTAACTGCATCAACATCTGTATTAGTGATACTTCTTGTAACAGGTGATGCTTTTGTTACTTCAACACCTACATCAGTTGTAGATTCTGAACTTTCAATACCTGGTATATGTGTTTGATTGTTTGTACCAAAACGAGGTGTAAAGCCAACATCTTGAAAATTAAAATCTGTCGTAACAGGACTAGATGAAGATGCACTAGATTGCAGTACAGCAGTATCATTTAGAAATACGTCTTTAAGTGCAGCATTGTTATATGCAGTTGTTCCTTTTGTAAGTCCTTCTTTTGATGCAGTAGCAAAACCTTCTATCTCACCTTCTGATACTAAATCTAGAAAAGATGCAAACTGTTTACTATGTAAAGTATCAGGTGTTCTTGTAGGCTGTGGTGCTTGACCAACAGTTTTTTCAGCTCCTCCTGATCCTCGTATAATTTTTTTTGTCATGCTCTCACCTGCTCAGTATCAATACCTGCACTTATTACAACACTACCTGTAAATATTTCACCATAAACAATAGGATGTGTTGTACCTGCTCTACTTGATTGTTGTATTCCATTAAATCCAAACGATATTCTAGGATCAGATGGGTTACTTATATCTTTAGGTTTTGGTACAGGAAATAACATATCACTTACACCACCTAATACCATACTTGCACCAATTAAACTAACTGCTGTACCTACTTTTGTTAATACACCACCTGCAACAGCAGCTTTACCAAAAAAACTTGTAGTACCAAATGCACCAGCACCAGGAAATAAAAATGATGCACCAATTAATGCAGCACCAGTAAGTATTCTGCCAAAACCACCACCTGCACCACTTATAACAGGTACAAAACTTATATCCTGTTGTCCTATAGGATGTTGTATTTCTGTCTTGTCTATCTCATATTCATTTACAAGTACCTTATATTGTCTGTTAGCCATATATGCTTCTGCATCAGGAAAATTATTAATTAAAAAACTAACAGCCTGTGCTACAGAATGTACTTTTACTTCAAACTGTTTATGGCCTATAAAATCAGCTAAATCACCATATAATTTAAGTTTAGTTAGCATACCTGTACCTCTTTCCTGTACATTTTAACAACCATTGACTATAAGGTTCTCTTGTACTTAGTCTATCTGCTAAATGGTGCAATACATCACCATCTATAAAAAGAGCTACATGATTTAAACCATTAGCCATTATTGACATAAATAATAAATCTCCATTTTGTAATTTATCTTCTGGTTTTAGTTCTACAAAACCTGTATCTGCTGCACATCTTTCAAACATAGGATCTTCTATAAATTCTTCTGGTGTTGTAGGTCTTTGCCAATCTCTGAGTTCTATACCCTTATTTTCCTTATACCAATCTCTAACTAACGCCCAACAATCAGTAACGCCCCATACCCATTGCCTACCAATTAAAGGTGCTTTATATCCTGTAGGTTTACAGTAACCCCATGTTTCTGTTTTAGGGTTAACAATATGCCATTTTAATTTACTTTGTTCACACGCTACCCTATCTGCATTACTAGGTGATGGTGGTGTTACAGGATGACTATGTACAACTGCTGTTATAACGCCTAAATTATCACAGGCTACATAATCTTCTGGATCTAAAATAAAACATTGATGGCCTGTTAATGATAAATTTCTACATGGAAAATATTTTTCTTTGCCTTTTATATTTACTAAAAGTCCACAGCTTTCTTTTGGATCTTCTATTTTTGCATGGGCTAATGCCTCTTGTTTCCAAGTCATCCAATAAATGTACCAATACTAGGGAATAAAGCTCTTGTACATTGTCTACCAATCCTTACACCTGCTAAATCAAATGATGCAGCTAGTTCAAATGTAACCACGTTTCTGTTTTCTGCTGATTTTCTTGCGATAGTATATGTTATTTCCTCTTTTGCAGAAGGATCTGGTGTACCTAATGGATTTACTTGCTGTGAAGATGTTGTAGTAGTTGTTTGTGTTGTTGTATTTGGATTGTTCATTGTTATTGTATTACCCATATTGTTACCATGTGATGTGCAGTAATATCTAAGATCACTAGGTGCAGAAGGGTATGCAGGTTGGTATACAACAGTAGCATCTGTTCCTAGTGTTCCAGTATTTGTTGTTGTCTGCTGTCCACCTGCATCAGATTTAATTCTTAGAGGATGTCCTACATTACTACTATGTGATTGATTAAATGTATATGTGCTACCACGTTTCATTGTAATTACTGGTTTTTGTACCCCATTTATTGCAAAAACATTATTACCACCGCTATCCTGTACAACTGTAACTGTATAAGTAACGCTTTCTGCATCTGCTGGATCAGCTATTGTTGTTGTAGTTGTAGAAGATGTAGTAGTTACTGGAAAATTAACAGCATCAATATATTTAGCAGTTGTTCTTATACGTTTTACAGTTGCACCTGTAAGATCATTACCTGTAGTAACTGTATTTACATTTAATAATATTGCTGTAATTGTGCCTAATGCGTTACTAATACTGATTGTAGGTCTTGGTATCTGACCACGTTGATATGCAAAACCACTTGCCTCTACAGGAAAACGTAAATATGAATTACCAGCAAAAACTACTTCACCATTTAAATTTAAATTACTACCTGCATGGAATCTATAGGTTTGCGTAGAACCATGTAATGTAGCGTCAGTTGTCAGTTCAAATAATTCAATTACAGCAGATGGATTAAGACTTTGTAAGTCTGTAATAATAGGTGCTGTACTCATGGTTCAAACACCTCTCTAAAGGTAGCTGTGATTGTAGCCCTGTTAGGTAAATCTATTTTTTTAGACCATGTATCACAAACAAATTTATAAGATGTGCTTTCACCTGGTGGTGTGTAATCAAAACTAGCCCTATCTGCTGCCCTGTCATCTAAAAATGTTTCTATAGTATCTGATTCTGTTTCTGTAATATTATTCCATGCGAGACTATATACCTTGCCATTTTGATGTTCACTAAGTCCTAACTGTATTCTGTGTTCATAACCATCAGCAAATCTTATGACCCTAGTATTAGGTGCTGAACTTTTTGTAAGTCCATAACTAGCTTCTATAGATGGAAATGTTGCCATTATGCTAATAATCCTCCTGGTCTTTTTTGTTTTATTAGTTCTGATTGTATTGCAGCAGCAATAGCCCTTCCAAATTCTCTACTAACTTGTTCATTACCTTCTACAGAACTACCAGAAGCATCTACATTAACAACGATATTACCAATACCACCGCCTGTTGATTGTACGCCTAGCTTTCCATTACTACCTCTGCGTAGAGGTAAAATAGCTTCTGCACCTGCCTCACCCATAAGACCAATACCATTAGCCATAGGAAAAATAGTAGGTTTGGTAACTACACCGCCATAAGCATATTTTTGTACCTTTCCATCTACAAAAGCATTACCATTTGCATTTTTGAATAAACTAGAGATAAAACCAGTAAAAGGTGCTGTTATTGTTTGCTGTATAGCAATACGCACCATATCTGAAATAATACTATTTGCTAAATTTCTAAAATTTAAAGTACCTGTCATAACAAAATTAACAAGTGCATCTTCCATACCTTTTATGCCCTTAACAACAACATCACCAAACGCATCACCAACACCTTTAATACTATCTTTGAAAGTTTCAATTTTTGCTAATGTTGCCTGTCCAAAAGTTCTATTTAACATATTGCCTGTTTTCTTTCCATATTTTTCACTTGCTTCAGCAGAACCATTAAATATTTCATCAAAAGTTTTCATGCTCTTACCAAAATCTTGTGCTGATTCTGAGTAAAATTTCTTTATTTCTTCAAATGCACCTTTAAAATCTCCTTTTCTTAATGCGTTTAATGCTTTAAGCTGCTGCATCAAACTAAAACCTAAAATTTCAAAACCTTTATATGCAGTAAATGCAGTTGCAGCTAATATTTTTAAACCTCCATTTAAAACAAATAGTAAATCTTTTAAATTATCACCTTCTATTGTTATCCCACTAAACATTTCTGCTAAATTATTAAGTGTAGGCAATAAACCATCTGCTACCTGTCTACTAAAACCTGTTGCCTTAAAACCAAGTATTGTTAGCTGGTCATTAAAATATTCTGCATTTTGTGCAAATCTTTCTGATACCTCGAAATTAAATTGTTCTAATGCAACCTTTCCTTCATTCAGCATATTAACCATTTGAGTACCTGACCTACCAAATATTTCCATTGCAATGGCTGATTTTGTTACGCCATCTTCCATTTGTGTAAATTTATCTGATATTTCTCCTAAAACCTGTTGATTAGTTTTTAATGTTCCATCTGTATTTCTTACAGATATTCCTAAATCATCAAAAGCATCTTTATATGTTGCAACACCCTGATCTGCCTCCCTCATAGACTGTGCTAATCTTCTTAAACCCTTTTCTATGGTTTCCTGACTGACACCAGCTAACTTTCCAGCGTTTACATATGCCTGTAATGTATTAGCTGCTATACCTGTCTGTATTTCTAACTTACCAAAAGCATCTGCTGCATCAATAGAGCCTTTTACCATACGTACAAAAGCACCAGCAGATAATATTAGTCCTAATGTTGCAAATGTCTTATTAAGTCCAGACATTGCCATACGTAGGTTTTTAACTCTACCCTGTACACCCTGCATGGAATTACCAAGACGTTTTATAGACGCTGCACCTACAGTTTTTGCTGCTACTACTAAATCAAACTTTGCAGCCATCTATTTATTCTCCTTACTAAGCGTCTTTAATATTGCAGCTTCTATAACTTGTATGCTTTCCATTAAGTCTATAGGCTTATCTGTATACAGTTTAATCATTTCTATAACAGATGTATAGTCTAAACCAATAATTCCACCCATACCTACACGCCATTGCGTCTGTACTTTTAAAAACATCATTACAGCTTCCCAGTTTTCTTGATATACGTAAAAATCCTTTTCTACTTCTTTTTTTTCTACAGTAACACCTAATACTGCATCATCTTCTGCTGTTTTATCAATGACAGTTGAACCAGAAGCCCAATATTCACCTGCCTCTATAAGTTTTTTATGTTCTTATTTTTACAGGATTCTACAAACGCATAAGATATTGCAGTAGCAACACCCCTTACATCTAATAATTTATCTCTATTAGATTTATTAAAAGGTACTTCAGATCCATCTGACATTTCCATACCTTCCCAACCTATTAATATTTCTTTTGCAACATCAACATCTAGCATTTCTTGATTAGCAACCTGTTGCATCATTTCCTGTAGCCTGGATTGTGAAATGTTTTTAAATTCTGCATAAAAGTCCTGTGTTTCTGTTTTTTTACCAACAGGTACTTCTATTTCTACTTTGCATTTGTAGGTATCGCTTTGATCTAAAACAAAAGCCATTGTATTTATAGTATTTATATTAGGGTAGACCCTTTTTATAATCTATGCAACTTTAGGTATAGACTAGGCTAAATTCATTATTAGCTGATGCTGTTGGTGTTGCCATAAATGGTAGGTTAAGCATTGTTATACCATCTGATTCTGAATATGTAGGCTGACCTAAATCAGTTTGTGGACAAGATACAGTAACCTTATTACCTGCTGTAGTTCCATGTAGCCATGTGTTTGTGCCAGTTGATGTGCCAGTGTAATCTGTAAAGAAGTTATGGCTAGATAATGCAACAGATTCTATAACTGCTGTGCCTGATGGTCTGCGGTCTGTAATTAAAACTTCTTTTGTACCACCTACTAATTCTCTGTAAATTACTTCATTATTAAAGTCTAAATTCCATGATTGTAATGCTGCTGCAAAACCAAATATCTGAAATGCACTTGTACTTCCATTTTTAAATATTAATGGTGATGCCTGATTGCTTACAGTTACTGTAGGTAATGCCTGATCTGTTGGGGCATTAAATATACCTGTTAAAGAAAAAGATATACGTGGAATGTTATTTACTTCACAGTTAATACTGAATGTACCTCTAGCACCTGTAACCATATGCCTGATGCCATCATAATTAACAAATAATGTAACGCTGTCAGATGGGGTTGTAACTGGTGCATAAGTAACAGTATTACCACCACTAACAGTTTCAGATAAACCACACGCTTTTAATATCGCACCATATTTAGGTGCTGTACCTGCAGATCCACTACCAGCCATTTCTACATCAAAGGTTACATTAACTCTTGTATTTGCAGGTATTACTTCATAATTACCCATATATGGCCTTATTAAATCTCTAGATACTTCATCACTAACAACAGGTTCTATATTAAGATCAATTACTTGCACATAGTTAGCAGAACCAGTAGGTGTAGGGTTTGTGCCATAACTAGATTCTGCTTTAGCTAATATGCTTCTTTTTCTGTGTAGCTTAGGCATTGTTACATTAAATCAGTATGTTTATATAATATAGGTTTTTAGCAATAAACACCATCTATTGCGTTAAATCGTCTATTTCTGTTCTATAACGCACTATATATTCCACTCCAATAACACCACCAGGCTGATCTGCATCTAACAATTCAAAAGAAGTATCAGATGGTTGTACATCAATAGCTAAATTATTAACTGTCAGATCTGCCATTACTTTACTGTGCAAACTTTCTACAGTTGCATCTGCCACATTATCAGGCACATCACCCCTTACTATTACACTTATCCTTACTGTTAGAAAATGGTCAAGTGTAGGTAGGGATGTATTTTGTTCAACAGTATCACTAACAGGTTCAAGTACTAATGCAGGTGATTCTCCTCTAGTTAATGGTACTACCCTGCTTCTGTAAATTCTTGTACTAACTCCTGTTGTATTAGCAAGTGTTGTAAGTAACCTTGCCATGATCTGTTCACGTTTAGTAGTCATGTTTTCTGTATTGCAATTTCACAAAATGCACCATCATCTAACTTTCTAACTTCTCTAACTGTATATGCAACACTATCAACAGTAATAGATGCACCTGCAATTAAATTACCAAAGTCACTAACTCTTGCAGTAAGTTGATAATCAGTACTAATAATCTGATTGCCAGCTAAAACTAAATCAGGTTGTTCTAATATTGCTTTTGCAGTAGTTCCACCTGATGTACAGCTAACACCAAAATCAGCTAAATATACTGTTTGATCTTCACTTATTTGCATTAGCTTTAGATGCTACTGTTTTTTTTGGTTTTGCTGTTTCTTTATATTCTTCTGCTTTACCAATACTGATAAGAAAAGAAGCATCTGCACTAGATAGATCATAAGTTTTGCCAGCTTCTAAACCAACACCACTTGCACAAACGTCTTTTAAACACTTAATTTTCATAAAAAAAAGGGGTAGATAGCTACCCCATATAGTAAACCAATTATGTGGTTACGTCTAAGATTGCAGCAAATGATTGTGCGTGACGAACAGCAACATCAAATGCAACTACACCCTTAATTGAAACGAGATTCTTGGCGAAATCATCAGAATCTTCACCTGCTGTAATTTCAATACCAGATCCGTATAGACCTAATATAGCCTGTGAGAAATCACCCATAACAACAGCAGAACAAGTACCAGATGTAGAACCTTTAGTTAGGTTGCTAGGAACTTGGTTTGTCATTGCTAAAGGATAACCATTAACAGCAACAGGTGTAGCACCTCTACCTAATGCCTGTAGGTTGTTGTTAACTAAGTACTCACCGCCAGATGTCTTGAGTTTCTTAATTGCACCCATCACTTTAGCGTTGGTTACATAAGAAATAGAATCAGCGTTAACACCTGCATTATCTTCCATGATTGCAGTTTCTAGATCAATCAGCTTATCAACTGTGATAGCACCACCATTAGTACCGATTGCAACAGAACCAATACCAGATGTCTGCATGATACCTGTAGGCTGACCTGATGAACCAGAACCATTTAAGATACCTAGATCAAGACCAACATTAATACCATCAAGAATATCAGTTCTAACTAGATCCTCAATTCCTGGTGTTGACTGAATAAGCATATTTCTAGAAAACTTAGATAATGTGCCTAATGTCTTAGGTGTCATTGAGATCTGGTCGAATGTACTTTCTGCCTGAGATAGTGCAGTAGTTTCATTAGCAAGATAGCCAGTAGATGCAACACCTGATCTTCTAGGGATAGCAACATCACCAACTAAACCTGATAATGTCTGTACACCTAAACCAACCATTACTGTACTGTTTCTTAGTGCTTCAATGAAGTCATCAGCAAGTAAATCTGTAGCTACGATATTTCCACCAGTTGTTGCACCAGTAGTTACATATGTAGCTCTTTTTGCTAGTGAGCTATAAGGAATAAACAAAGAAGATGAGCTATTAGATCTCTGTGAATCTTTTGCTATTTGCTGTGAAATTTCTCTAGCAAAACCAGATGCTTTATCTGACCAATCATTTGTTAAAAGACCTCTAATACCAGAAGTAATCTTGTAGTCTCTTGCATACTGCTCTCTTTCTTTTGGTGAAAGCTGCTCTTCAATAGGCTTTGCTGTTTCTACAGGCTTTGCATCTATTCTTTCTAAGATAGCTGCTCTGCATGAATCTACAGAAGAACCATTGGTAATTAACTGTTCTGCTAGGTCATCAAAACCACGCTTAGAACACATTGCGTTGATCTCTCTAATTCTTGTACGTTCTGATGAAGCTCCTTTTTTTGTAGCTTCACTACGCACAACTTCTAGATCAAGTTGCTCTTTTTCCATAGTTGATTGTTTTTTAGAATTGGGCTGTTGTGCGTCAGTAGACGCTGCGTATACACGCTTACTGTCTATCATATCTTGTTTTTTAACACTAGGCATAGTGTTTTCATCAATTAATCCTCT